ATTATTGGAGAACACCCAATCATAATTAACCGTAATAACGTCTCTAGAGTAACTATTAACAATGCTATCAACTTGCCTAGAACTCGGATATTTACTCTTATCCACCCTTCTAAGCTTATGAATGCGATTTTGGTTATCGGTTCTACACTTAACAGAGCAATATTTCCTTGCTCTACCATTTATTCCCTCTTCCTTGCTTTTTTTAAAGTCTTTATTGCAATTTGCACAAATCATTTAGTCTTAGGTTTTGGATTGAGCAATTTGAACAATTCTTTTAATTTTTGGTCTGTATCCATATCATGTGTTTAAGTATTAATAATACTCAAATCTAAAAACCATGTCTGACAAATCCAAAATTATCTTTAAAAATATTATATTTTGATTTATAATTCTTTTTTACTGAAAAATGATTAATACCCTCAACTGCCTCAATGGGTAGCACATACCACGAATTAAATATTTTAAAATAAATAGCAAACCAATCCACCTCATCTTTTGTGTAATCAATTTTAACATGACATTGATTGTCTTTCTTTTTTAGATACTCTGTAGACTTCACTTGGACACGATGTAAGACATTATCTACATCAATGGTTAAATCATACCTTGTGTAATGTGAAAATGGCTTAGAAACGATGTATCCCTTCTCCATGCAATGCGTAGCGAATAAAGACTCGGAATACTCTCCTAATTTCATAAAATACTTAGTCTTGCTTGATTTTCTTTATCAATCTTATACATATCTCTAACATACTCGCCCAATTCCTTACCAAGGGATTCCCTAAGAGATTTATCAAGGCTTAGTTCTAGTATTGATTCTACCCACTCATCTCCATTTGAGCATAAATCAATATTTGCTCCCGTTCTTGAGAATGTTACCATATCTGATCCAATAAATGGTAGCCATTTTGCACCAGCCTCTAGCACTTTTAACTCGCTTTTGCATCTGTTAAACTCATTATCAAGTAATGGGGCAATAACTATGTCCATTTGGTCAAAGAATCTAGCATATTGATTTACTCTAACACCACCCGAAATAAATACGTTTTTGTTTTTACCATCGTCAGTAAATATTCCTAATTGATGATGCCACACTTTTTTAGCATAAGGAGTAACAAAGTCAACACCCGATAATTGGAGAATCATGTTTCTACGAAAAATCTTATTATTATTAAGCCTTCTAAATGGTATTTTCATTTGGTCTAAATCACCATAATGAGTTGTGCTACCAGCATAGCCAATTACCGTTTTATTTCTGTTTTTGGATTTAAGTTTCCTATCTGCCCATTGTGGGTCGTTTAGATCAATAGCATTCTTAGCTACAATCACGGGTTTGTTGGTGAAATGATCCTCTATTATTGCTTTTAAATATTCTGTACTAGTCCATACATAATCAGCAAAGGCTATGTTCATTAGGAAGTTGTTCTTCCACTCATCATAATCTACATCATCCCTCCAAACAATAGGATGGTTTTCGGGCAGTTCCCACAGATCATCAACATCAATAATCACCTTAATACCTTCTGCTTTCACCTTCTCAATAAGACCAAAGTCAGCATCACCATATCCAATACTTCTATTGTAAACAAAATAGTCATATCCATCAATGACTACATCATTAGTAAAATTGTATATAAAGTCGCAATGGTGTCCTTCCTTCTGTAGATATTCAAAAGGCTTTTTTAATCTGTGATAACTTATAGCATTATACTCAGACTTAACGCAAACTAAAAATCGCATATTTAATTGATAGTATTATAAATGATATTACAATTAAAACAGAAAGTATGTGCAATAAAAATAAAAATAAATTTGCCCTCTCTGTTTTTCCAAACTTCATTACTAAAAATTATCGGCAAGTCCATTGCCCTTCATATAATCTTGAAATAATTTCCAAGGAAAACCATCTCCAACATCAAACTTACCTTTATTCTGACCTCTAACGTGATCACCACTAACATCTGAATGTCTTACAATATTCTCTAGACTTATATCATATTCCTTAGACCACTTCCTACACAACCAAATCAAAGAATCAAATTGCCTTGATCCTACCCAATCAGTATTCATTACCGTGTTTTTAAAGGATTCAAATTGGTTATTAGCATAACTATGCCTAACTAGTAATTCAACACCTAAGAACGTGTTGTTTAGATTTGACTCACCCTTCCATTCACTCTTACCAGCATGATAAGCCTTATAGTTCTCTTTTTGTGCTAACTCAATTCTACCATCAACATGAATAAATGCGTGAACACTTAATCCTATATCTTGTAAGAACTCTGATGCAGATTTACCACTAAACTTCTCAGACATAGAGTGAACAACAATACCATTCGTTTTCTTTCTAAGAGTATTTGGTCTAAAAACCCTTACTGATGGTGTTACCTTGGGTGCTTTAATCATTAATTTTTGATAATAATTTAGAAAGTGGACTAATTGGATTCTTTACTCTATATATATACCTAACATTTTCATGGTCAATATATAACCTAAAAAACTCATTAAAGTCTTCTATTTTGGCGGTTTTAGGTAGTTCTGATAGATTATCAACCAAAACACCGTCTATACCTCTTGGTGGGTAAAATCCTATGCTATTCATTATCTATTATTTTATTAATTTGGTCTTCAACAAAAGCCTCAGAATACTTATTATTTATCTTAACTAAAACACCTAACAATGTATCCATAATAGCTACGTTTGCATCATCAACACAATTAACGCATGACCAATACTCTCTTATTTCTTCTATTATAATTAAATTATTTTCAAATGGATTGTGCATTTTTTAAATTGTTTTTAACTTTTGCCCAATATTGGATTGTTGCTTTCTTCTTATATCCGTAAGTTCCTCCATTCCAATTCCTAGCAATTGTTTCATCGCTAGACTCTTGATGATGAAATTCCTTCCAAATATAATACATCTCCACGGATTTGGTCGCACTCCACCTATCCGAGTATGAATAACGTAACATACTACCTTGTTTCTTTAAAATTCTATTGATTTCCTTTACCATAACTCTACGAATTTGGAGTAACCCTATGCTTGGGGTATCCATATGAGTATCACCAACCGCCAAAGAGTCCCCATTTGACTCAACAAGGATCATACTCTCAAGTAAGTGATCGACTGAGTCTATTTGATGGGATTCTTCAATGGTTATGGTGTCTTCGCAGAGATTGTTTATGGTGGCATTAGGTGCTACTATAGCACTCATTAACGCCATTATGCTTAATAATGTTTTCATAATTAAAATAATTCATTCTTATGCGTTTTTTTAATTGAGTCTTCAAAGATATCGATTCCATTTAAAAAGTATCTGTTTTTGGAGAGATTATAATCCAATTTTATATATCCATTCTTAAAAACATCGAAATCCTTTACCTTTTGAGTCTTTATCATTACACTTTTATTTTCCTCTTCACTCTTTCTGTAAGGTCGCCAAACAGAAGAAACCGTATCAGAGCCATCTGTTATTGATCCACCACCTTTTATCTTATACATATCGGGTTCGGGGTAATTACCCGTCTCGTCAATTTGCGGAGTTAGCTGATGGTAAACCACATGATGGCTTACATTAAATTGCTTAGCAAACACCTCTTGTCTCTTAATAAACGATGTCAGATATTGTAAATCATTCATTGTAGTAGGTTTACTCACCTTTAAGAAAGGATCAATAACCGTTATGTTTACCTTATTAATCTTTATTAACGTCTTAAACTGATTCTCAATGCTTTGTATGTCATGATTTGAGGGGTATACATAAAACAATCTATCATTGAATTGCTCTATCATCCTATCACATTTCACTTTAGTGGAGTACTTTGGATCGCACCCCAGCATTGTCTTAACCCAATCCTTAACAAACTTATGTCTAGGATAGTTTTCGGGTGAGAACACGGCTACTTTGGCATTTGGGTCTTGTAATAGCTTGATTAGAATTAAGAAATACAACCAAGAAGACTTACCTTCATTTGAATATCCCGTCCAACTATTTACCCATCCGTATTTCCACTTAAACATTCTATCATATTCCTTGATATGTGTTGTCTCAGCATTGCTACCTTGATTTAGCCAATCCCAAAAATCAGATTTATCATCATTAACACCATCTAAGTCCGCTAATGAATTACTTTCTACATATTGAGAAAGACTCCTCTTCATTGATTGAATTGTCATTACAATCTCCTTTTTGGTCTTCTGAGGTAGATTGGTCTTTATCACCACCACATTGTGGAGATGATCTATATTCTCTAGAAAGCTATCAATCATGATTGAAGTTCTCTATAGAAGTTAACTACATTCTTTGCTGATCTATTTGCTCTAACACCCGTAGACTTCTTTCGGGTCATTCTAGTGACTTTTGCCCTATAGGCAGAATAAGATGCTGGAAGATAACACTTGGTCTTAGCCATCCAATCATATCTATTCATGTGGTAAGCCTCTTCCAATGTATCGTACTGATCTATTGTTTTATGTATTAAGCTATCAAGTAAAATCAATGATGCTTTTGTTGGTTGGTGTTTTTGTTTAAAACTTTGTTCGGTCATAAATGTAATCTTTAACTTTTTCTAAATCTTTCTTGTCCGTAATCTTAATACTTTCGTCTGAATTAACAAAAATTTGTTTACAATTTGTTACTTTATTTATTGCGAATATCTCATTACCTTCTAAAACTAGGTTGACAAAGCTATCCTCTTTGAAATGTTTAAAGTAATGTTCAATCAGTTTTTTTGTCATGTGTTTTGTTTTTGTGGCAAGGTTTGCACAACACTTGCAGTCCATCTTTCTCAACGAATAACCTATTACAGAACACGGCTAAATCATCAAATGACTTTAGCGTTCCGCAAGGTATTATATGGTCTATATCAATCTCTTTACGCAAGAACCAATCATTACAATTTGCGCATTGATATTCCCATCTTGATCTGCTCTTATAAGTAATAGGTCTTCTATTATCTTTAGCAGCCTCATTGTGAGGTTTCCAGCCTCTCATGTATCTATTCCTTAGTAATGATCTAATCCATCCAAAGAAAGCAGCCTCAGTCATTGTGCCGTTATTCCTTGTCTTAGGAGTTTTCATCTAATAACCTTAAAGAATAACTCTAAGTGAAATTTCTTGAAAAAACTATCGTAGCTAATTCCTAGCAATACCTTTCCTCTAATACTCAACAAGTCCATTCCGTAGAAATCCTCATCGTTAAAATAAAATGTCAATAAATCTATTCTCATTTGTCCACTTCGTTTAGGTTAATAATATGTTCACTTGTGTATCTATCATCCCACTTAATCAATGGTAATCCAAAATCAGATACACCATCATGGATTGCTTTACCCTTTCTTCTTTTCCATTTGGTCGAAATATCCTCTCCGTTAGGCATTCTCTCATTCAAATGATTAATATAATAATCACAAGTCTCCTCCCAATGCTCCACAGATATTCCCTTACCAAAATGCTTAACCGTTCCACCAATCATTTGTAATTGATCAATACCCAATGGAACACGATTATTAAAGTGTACTCTAGAATTTGGTCTGAATAACATTGGAATATCCCTATACTCACATCCAATATATTCTCTATCAATAAATGGTTTATCTACATCATTGGGAGTTATGTATACATCGAACAATCTAAAGAAATAACTGAAATTAGAACCCCAATTAATCTCATCAAAATAGAAATGTTCATCAGCATCAAAATACAACATCCAATCAATATCCTCCTCCTTACGCATTGCATAATCATAGAGGTCTTGCCTTTGAGTTGTCTCAAGCGTTTTGCGGACTTCTGAGCGACTTTCCCACTTATCGCTTGTGATTACACGCTTAACTAGCTTATGCTCGCTTAGAATGTCTCTAGTACCGTCTGTTGAGCAATCATCGAATGCTATTACGGAATCAAAGTGATATGATAATCTGTCTAATGTAGATTTAAGGATAACCTCCTCATTTCTAACTCTTGTTATAGCTACTTTCATTGTAATATTTGATTTACTATTTTTTTAGCATCAAAGTAATCCTCTGCTATACTTCTGTAGTAATCTGTATTTGGTCTATATAGTTTCTCAATTCCATTAAGAATCTTCTCAGCATTAAACTTCTTATTAAATCTTCTGCCCGATAAGTTGTTTCTTAGCATCTCACCTATATTCTCTCTAGTAACAATACTATCGTACTTATCACCGTTGTATCCTCTAGCATCATAAACAATAACACATCTACCGCAAGCCAATGATTCATAAGCTGATCTACCTAGACCAACGCATATGTCTGCCTCATTAAACGTATCATTGCTTATGGCTAATCTAGCATCTCTTGTTGGAGGTATGCATTCAGTTTCAAATCCCAAAGACTTTACGTTCTCTTGAGCGTTTATGTTCTGACACAACGCAAATATCTTTTGAGGTGTTTCGTTCAATTCTTTAGTAGGATAACAAACATCCAAATCAACGGGATTTAGTATTACATCACTTCTATATCCCAGCAGTAATAGATGGTATTGAATTTCATTTGAAATAGAAATGTATCTATCAGCACCTTTAATTGGTTGTTCTAAATGCGGAGCAATACCATGACACATCATAATAAGCTTTGAGTACTTAGCCTTTTCTAAGACAATCTTTACGCAAGTATTATGATTAGCAATAACCAAATCATACGTTACATTAGGAATGGTTGTGTATACTGAACCAAATCTTTGAGTCCCAACACCACCAACATCAATAGAAAAGACATCTACAGAATGCCCTAACTTCTTTAAAGTAGAGTAAACCGTAAATGTCCAATTCTCAGAACCACCAAAAGTGTTTAAATGATTGTTTGTTAATAATATTTTCATATCCTATATACTAAATCATACCCAACACCATCATCACCTTTTTTAATTCTATCAATGGCTATATCCATTTTGGCTCTTCCTCTGTCAATCGCTTGATCCGATAAGCCGAATACTTGGGTCGTGTACGGAAAGGTTTTTTCAATAGCAATAAAATAAAAATCAGAGGGATTAATACCGAGGACATCCGAATAAAAAACTGCTTGTAAATCATAATTATATGTGTTAACATCAAACTTAAATTTAGTAACATCTTGGCAAGTTTTAAAATCAACCACGTAAACTATCTTTGAATCATATGAGTAATACTTATCGGGTCTTATTCTGAAATCTAATCCATCTTTCTTTGCAAAAAAAGAATACTCAGCATAAGAACTATAATTCTCTTCTAAATCTCTATAGAATAAATTACTATTCAAGGTTTCATACATAAGACTAACCTTCTTGTAATCCACTTTAGTTATTGCATTTTCATTATCAGCTATAAACTCTTTGTATAGCTTTGTTCTCTTGTTTGAGCATTCATCGGGAATGACAGAATACTTATTCTTAAATTCCTCAACACCATACTCACACATATCGTGAAAATGTGATCCAAAAACTAAAGCATCATTTGATTCTAGTGGAACACTTGCTCTTTTCATAGAGTGCTTATACACTCCTTTTAAATAGGACGAAGATATAATCTCCGTCCCAACTGAATGATACATCTTGTTAGACATATCTTTCTCTACTCTAACAATTTCAAACATCAAAAAGGCATTGTTTCTTGCTGAACGTATTTCTTACCGTTAGCAACATAAACAACCGTCTCACCCTTCTTCTTGTTACCATGTGAAATAGAAATTGCTTTCCAATTCTCATTGTCATCAGTATGATCTAAGTCATCATTTACCCATACTGCTACATCTAAATACTTACCCTTGTAAGCATTATCCTTTAAGGCTTCTAATGCCTCAAGATTTAATTTTGCAAAATATAAATCTGCCATAATTATAAGGTTATTTTAAGTGATTTTAATTTATTTATTTGAACTTGGTCTAACTCAAAGTTTCTCAAGTTGTCTTTAACTATTTCGGGATTTGCTTTGTAAGCACTAATTGCTTTGTCAAATCTATCCTTTGATAGTTTTTCCTTTTTTGGTCTACTTGTTACGGGTTTTGTGCCAGCACCTATAGTAAGATTAGCATCGTCATCTACGGATTGTAATCCTAACAATGAACCCAATGTATACCTTCTGTAATATGTTACCGCAGAACCCATCTTTTGTGGATCGGGTATTTCGGGTAATTTCATACAACTCACAACAAACTCACCACTATCCACACAAACCATTTTACTATACACCAATGATTCTTCAATTGGTTGTAATAGAAGTAGTCTATGCTTTTGGAGTAAGGGTTGTAGTTGATGTATTAAAGAATTAATATCAAAGTATTTACTCTTATAAAACGGGTTTTTAGCATCTTTGCTAATAGCACCTATCTCATTCTGAAGAGCAAATAGCTTTTCATTTACTGATTTATTCATACGTGTTTGCTTTATGTGAAAAATATTTAACTCTACAAGTCTAATAAAGACTTTTCACATATCCAAAAAAATCAACTTAAAGTTTCTGTTTGAGTAATATTGTTATCGCCAATCCATTTTATCTTCCTAGTTAAATCGGATATCCAACTACTACCCGTATTGTCTAGTAAATCATCACCACTAAAACTTACCCTAGCCATCTTTAAGTCCATTTCAACATTCATTGGAAAAAACTTTCCTTGACTTCCATTTAGTGTTTCCGTTGATCCGTTAACCTTCAAAACCAATCTATCACCGTATTTATAATTACCATAATGTGTTCCATCCATTCTTCTAACAGAAATCCTATACAACTGCATATAGCAAGCAGCTAATAAATGCTGCATAGTAAATCCACTTAGTTTAGTATCATCCCAATTAGTCCAACTTTTAACGGCATTAGGTGGTGTTGATGGTTGAAATCCTACAAATATATCAGAACCCGTATTAAATAAACCCGAACCTATTTTAATTGATTTTGTTATAATACTGCTATATTTACTGTTTTGTGAAATTATATATTCTTGCTTTTTAGGAACAAACTTAGAATCAGTAACTAGTGGAACTAATTTAATATTAGTATAACTAACATCATATGTATTGGTATATGGGAATGGTAAAAAATCTCCACTTGCATCTAAAAATTTAGCACCCCCAAAAATATACATCTCAACCTTTAATGAGTTAATTGTTGAGTTCCAACCATCTGATCCCGTAATACTACAATCAATCCAATCATTTATTTTATTTGTTACTATTCTAGCTGCTGCATAATCTGCTTGAGATGAGTTAAAATCTTTTTTGAATATGGTAGCTGCAACTTCTGTAGTGTCTTTATTATCAACTGCGGGAATACCCGTCCACTTAACTTCCCAACTATCTGTTCCACCACCACTACCATTAATGATACCTTCAATATCCCATTCAACTGATACAATACTAGCCGATACGGTAGTAATACTTACGGTATATTCAGAAGGAGTCATTTTACCGAGAGGTGTACCCGTAAAATCTGCTTTTGTTATTGTATTTACTCCGTTAAGCGTTCCACTTACATACCAAGTAGGATAAGCAGTAGTTGATATTGTAACAACATAATCTGAGTTATTAGATGTGTTTATCGTTAAATTTGATCTAGTAAGTTCGGGAGCATAATTAGCAGTACCAATACTTAATTCGTAATCACGAACAATATTAGCTTGAGGAGGAAGAGTAGTTGGTGCATAAGATTTTAATACAAATCTCCTTGTCGCTCCCCCTATACCAAATCCTTTTGCTCCACCTTGCCATGATAATCTTGGTGAGAAAACTACTGCTGCTGCCTCATCTTCAACTTGAGTCCTTCCTAATGGACGAATTTTGGCTTCTGCTCTAAGTCCACTAATAGTAGATGAATCAATCGTGCAATCGTGAGTTACGGGATAATATAATGCTTCATCATTAAAATTTAAATCCATATCACTAATACCTAAATCAACTTCAATAAATGATTTATTTAAGTTTTTAGCTTGGCTTTGAATATCATTTGATCTAAGAACAACTGCCTCTGATGCACCACTAGTCTCCCATTCAGTAAATAAATAAATGCCCGATGGATCAGATGCACCTAAATCCTTTACAGAATCAATAGTTGTGCTAGTAACCATGTTATGATCAAAATCTTGTTTTATAATTACCTCTTTTAATGGATATTGAAGAGTCATCATTGTATTAGCTTCAATTTGAAAGAAATCTACTTCACTAGATATGTATTGTGTAGCTAAATCAGAACTTTGAGTTGTTAATACATAATTAGTTGCACTTGGATCATCATCTGCCCTCCAATTACTTCTCTTTAAAACTACTGCACTACTATACCCCGTATTTAAAGTAAAATCAGATATCCTAACAACACACCAATTACCATCTCTTTGATATATTGTTGCACCTAAACTCTCTAGAATGTTTTGCAAAACTTCTTGCATATCCATGGAATTAGATTCACCATTTAAGAATGTTTGATGATGAACTCTTGTATCATTTACGAAAGTTGTTAGTGAATTTGTTGTCTGATCATTATTTATTTTAACGTAATAATAAACATCACCAAGAACACCCGTATTATAAATACATTTTTCTAAAACATCTGTAAGATTATGATATCCATACCTATCATTAAATAGATTAGAAGTAGCTTGGAAAACTTCTACATCATCAAAGTATGGTATATCCTTTAATAAATTTAGTCCATCATATGCTCTTAGCGTTATGGAATATGGGGGCGATGCAAATGGTTCTGAAGTTAATTGTGTTCCAATCCAACCTTGCCAAAATAGATTATTATTCTTATATAAATAAACCTTAAATGAATCATTTTCAGAAATAAACAATTCAGAAAAATCATCAGATAAACTTTCTTTATAAAATGAAATATCTAAATAGCTTGATCTAAGTGGAGATAAAATATCATCTTGCACTAAGTTATAATTAAGTTTTATTGGACTACCATCTCCTTTTAATGTAACTTCTCTATCTGTTAAAACAAGAACATTGTAAGCAAATTGATAACCTATAACATCTATTGTCGTTAATCCTACTGTAGATGTTGTATATCCACCGTTTTCACCAACGTAATATGTTTCATTAACGCTTGTAGGGTTTTCAAAAACTCCACTAATTAAAATTTGCCCCGATCCACCTTGATTGATTCCCGTATTAGCTATACCAATATGTGGCATTAAGGAACTAGTAGATGCTTTTGCCTTAACAACAACGCCCGATGCGACATAAACTACGGGATCACCTATACTAATATTCTCACTAGCGGTAACAGTTTCATAAACATTATCAGCAGTTGAAGTTGAATATTTTTTAAATATTTCAAGTCTATAATCATTGAACTCTCCTTCAATTACATCATCAAACTCTAATGTGTATTTTTTTTGATAATAACTCATATTTTATCCTCCTATTGTTCCTTGAAATCTATTTGTTCTATTAATTGACGTTACTAAATCATTACCAGCTAATCTAAATACTTGCTCTCCTTGAATAGCCTCTAGCATAGCACTAAAACCACCTTTTGCTCCACTTCGGTTTGCCCCACCACCCGTAGCTTGTTCTCTTGCGTGTGCTTTATTTTTTACTTTCTGCAATTGCCCCTTACCTAATGCTATTAAAGCACTACCACCAGCAATCATAAGTAACGCTGGGCCAATATTACCCGTTCCTAAACTCTGCATTCCTTTATTAAGTAATAAAGCACCCGTTCCTAAACTAACCATAGCTTGTCCTAATCCAATCATTATACCAGCAAAAGCAGCTTTTGTTCTTTCTTTTTGCTCATCCTTGCCAATAGTATTATCGGGGGGTGTTAATATTTGAGACCAAATTTGTGCCACCGCATCTGTTATTGGTCTTAATACATCAATCCATAATAAAAGGTCTTCTTTTGTTTTTTCAGAGGCATTCTTAAATCCGTTTGATGCTGCAACAGCAACTTTAGTCACGTTTTTACTAACTCTAGCCATTAATTCATCAAAATTAGCCGTTTGTTCAGCTACCGTACCTAAACCCAAAAGGTTACCTAAATTATCTTTTGCCTCATCAGACGTTACCCTTTCGATATGACCCGTCTTCATATTAAGTTCCTTACTACCTATTGAAACTTGACTTTTAGGCATATCTTTTATTGGCTTTATTCTACTAGATAGACTAACTAAATCTTCGTAATATGATTTTGATGCTTCTAACTCCTCATTGCCTTCACCCGTAAGTCGAACTCTTTCGCTTTCTAGTTCGTTTATCTTTCCTTGAGTTTCAGCTAGTTCTAAAAGTTCTCTACTACTTAATTTAAGTAATGAATCATATTCCTTCTCTTTTTCAACCTTACCGTTAATTGAATCAATTTGTGATTGTATTCCTTGTAAAATTCCATCCCTTGTTGTTTTTTCTTCTTTTATCTGATCAGCGACTTTAACATCAATCACCCTCTTCATGTCGGTCAGACGTAATATATCCTTAGAAATACTTTTTGTGTCAAGACCAGCATCGTTAAATGATTTCTTTAGTTGATTAGCATTTTTAATTAATTTATTTAATGTAAGTAAATCTTTAAGTTCTTCTTTTGTTAATATTCTTTGTTGACTTTTAATTAGTGTTTCACCAGCTGGAATTTCTCTAACTGCTTCTTCCGCTTCTCTTGTTTGCTTTGTAGTTTTATTCTCAACTTTAGGAGTAGCATTCGCTATTAATTGAGTTAAAGTATACTTTTCTTTAAGTAATTTTAGTTCCTCCTTGAGCCTACCACTTCTTTGGAGCGCACTTTCATCTCTAGGATCAAAAGTAAGTACTTCTTTAAATTTTACAAAAGCCTTAAATAATTTACTTATTGCTGATAGTGTTGCTACTATGGCTGGTATAACTACCGTTCCCATTGATTCAGAAAAAGTAATCCAAGCAGCATCAAATTGCTTTAATTTACCTTGATAGGTATCTAATCCTCTAGCTGCATCTCCAATGATACCCGAATCAGTCATGGCTTGCATTATTATATTAAGCCTTGCTTGTGTTTTTATTACCTCGCTAGTATTTTGTACGGTTGAGGTTAAACCCATCCTATACAATTCTAATTGTAAAGCTGATTGTTTTAGGTTAATACCAAATTGATCTAAAACTTCGGGAGAACCAGCTAATGCAGACAAGAATCTTTTTTGTGCATTTGAATCTGCTATACCAAAAAATGAGGCTAAATCTAAAGACAATGTCTGCATTTTAACAGACATATTAGCAGCCTCTTTACTTACAAAACCTAATCCACTAAAGAATGCGTTAAAAGAAACCGCTCCTTTTTTAAGTTGTGTCTCATTTCTATTAAGTGAGTCAGCTAATTTACCTAACTCAGTTTCAACAGAACTAGATATTCCAGCAAAAGACCTAGCAAAGCTACGCTCAACGGTTTCCATCTCACCAGCAGCATCGGCAAATTGCTTTGATAATTGAAATATTTGTTGACCAACAAAAGCGGTTGAAAAAGCACCAATAGTTCTGTTTAATGTCTTAAAACCCGATTGTACTTTCTTTATTCCTTTCTGAAATTGTTCCGCTCTGAGTGAAACGAAAACTGATAATTTATTGTCTCCTAATGCCATAACACAAATTTAACTAATATTATATAGGTAATTTTACTGCCTTGCCAATAATAGATTTTATCTCTTCGTGAGTAGGTAGAGGAGTTTTCTTTTCGTCAGCATTGTCGTGAGGAAGTTTAAAGAGGTCTTTTGGAGATATTCTTTTCTTGTTACCAAAAGAGCAATTGATAGTCAAAGTAGCTAAGTACCTTGTTCTATCCCAATGCTGATTATGATTATGAACCCATGACTCAATAGACCTTAAAAAGTCTGACCAAGTCATGTTCCAAAAGATATCGGGAGATATTCCTAGAGTACCAATTGCTTGGTCTAGTATATCATCCCATGTAACTAATTTTTTTTTGAATCGCTTTTGTTGGATTCTACAACATTTCTAGATAATCCGTTGTTCTTGTCGTTCTTTAAATCTCTAGAACCTATCATTGTATTCATCACTTTTGCGGAATCATCCTCTGATATATCCATTGCCCAATCGTAGAACTCATGAATAGTGTAATCTATAGAAACACTACTCTTCTCATCATATGCCACGCATCCAGCATACAATAGCCAACAGAATGCTTTAGCTTGTTTTTTACCATTAAAGGCTTCTTCTATTTGAGATAATTCAACATCCATACCTTCACAAAATATTGCATAAGTATTCATATTGAAGACTAGTCCTCTTTTTTTTCCACCAATGTCTATTAGACAAGTGCCTCTGTGTTTGTTTGTTGCCATAAAATTATTGTTTAATTAATATAATTAAGGTGCTGCAAATGTTGGAGGATTTGAAGTTCCTAAAGCAAGTACTCCACTTCCAACTAGATTACCACTAAAACTAACGGGTTGCTCTACCTCTGCGCTTTGGTCTAAAGAACTTATGTATGCGAAACCATACCAAAAGTTACCTCCTTGTCCCCAAGCTACTTTTAGTTTTGCTCTTTGAGAAAAATATGTCCACAAGGTAAGTATACCCGTATTAGTTTGAGCAACTCCCGATGCTTCTGCGGTAAGTGAAAGATCAACCATACTTTCAAAGTCTATACTCCAACTCTTCTGACCACCGATTACTTCAGTCCATCCCTCACTTGACTTTGTAGATATATCGGGGTTTTCTCCCGAAATAGATAAACTTGAAGACTTTGATAATGCTACAGCTATCCAAGTATCAGCAGTTGCGGATGCATCGTTATTAGGTACATATAAAGTTAGTTCAGTTCCGTTGATTACACTCATTTTTTAATATTTTACTCAAAGATAAATAAAAAAAAGAATATTATTACTCAGTAACCCCCGTAATATTAAAATCTGCGTTATAAGAGAGAACATCCTCATTGTTTGCTATCACCTCATATTGATTAACATAGCAATATCCACTAAAATAAGCAACTCCATCACTTACTAAATCAAACTTTAATTTAGTTCTTTCTATTAGGTATTGGTCTAAAACAGATGAAACGCTTTGTATTTTAGGAGCATTCTCCCAATTAATATTATAAGAATCCCAATAATGATTTGTTTCTTCCCAAAAAAGACCTTCTGATTTAATCTCTAATAATCCATCAGCAGAAAAACTACCCGATCTTATTCCCATCATTATATCCCTCCATCCCGAATAGGCAGTCTGATATAAAGTTTGATCCCAAGTGAAATTAGATGACTCCCAATTTGTATTTGCAGCCTCCCAATAGTAACTAGTATCAGATGATACTATGATCGGTATCTTAGTAGATATGTCATGCGTTTCACCACTAAATGATATATTATTGGATTTTGAAAGTAGAAGTTGATCGTCATCAAGATATAAAACAAATAAACTTCCATTAAGCATTACTTATCACATTTGACTCAAACACTAATATTTTAGTAAAATATTCGTATTGCCCATCATCATCATCTAAATACCTTTGGGTGGTCTGTTTAAATATATACATTGTGTCAGCACCAAAATCTGATGTAGCATTTCTAACTCTTATCTGTTGGAGTATTAAATTGGATATATCATCGCAATCATCTTGTCCTCCATAATTTAATGGGTATTTGGTGTGTACTTGGACTTGCACCTCATACACACCCCCAAATCTATCTTTCAAGGGATCGTCAACCAATCCCGTTGCTTGTACAACAATGAAGGGATATGTAGTTTGGTCTGTAGCTTTAGCCACTACGGGGACTGCACTAGCATCATAGATTATATTATCATCTAATAACCCATAAATATATGCCCTTACATCTTTAGTACTATCATTCATATTCTTCTAAACCGTCTAGATATTGATCAAAGAGAACCAAAAAACTTGGCTTTATCCTAAGATGCTTTATATCTTTTATGTTGATTTTATCCTTAATTACACTAAACTCATCTGATTTAGCATAGAAGTCGTTCAAATCCTTATTTACAGAGGCTATAACGTCTTCGTTTGTCTCGGATAGTGTTAGTGTACCATTCTCCTCTAAAGTGCCGTAAACCTCAAGCATTTGCTTCTTAGCATCTACCATTGATTGTGAATCTGATTC